CGTCGCCAGTTCCATGGCCCACAGCTTGGCGCCCTCGGCCATCAACGACTTCACCCACGAGTTGAACCGCAGGTTGTACTGAGCCAGCGTAGTGTCATCCAGGGTATCGCCAAGCGCGATGTCGCCATTTTCCAGCGCGGCCGAATTGATGATGTCGTCGCGCGAGAGGGCGAACGTGTTTGTTCCGCTCGTGGTCATTCCAACTCCAAGGTGTCAATGCCATTGCCACAGCCGACGTCGAATATGCAGGCCACCTCGACGGCGCGTCGTGCATCGCAGCCTAGGTACATCGCGGCCATTGCGTAGTCGCGACCGGCGCCGCGTGCAAAGAATCCCTGCTCGATCACCTCGGGAAACGGACTTGCGGCCGCATACATGAGGATGCGCTGGCTTCTATCGATAAAAAGTGAGCCGGCACCATCGTCATCGCTTCGACGCGGGTAATCCTCGGGCTTGCGTTCGCCTTTGAACCAATGCAGCAACTCGGCCGCGTGCGCACCTCCACCAGAAAATGCCACCAAGCCATCGCGCAGGCGATGAATTTTGGTCGTCGTCGCAGCCATTCCGGCGATAGTCGAGCGCTTATCGGCCGCCAGAGTGCGACCATCCCATGCGATGACTGTCACAGGTCCTCCGGTCGGATCTCATTGGCCTCAACGAACCACGGCTCGGCGCCCGGTCGAGCATTCTTGACGTGGTTGCGCTCCGAGCGAGCCTTCACGAAATCTTGTGGATGGCGCGGCTCGTAGTCGGCCTTGCAGACCATGGCGCCGTCCCAGCGCTTGCGAAGCTGCGATGACTTGAATTTGAAGCCGCAGCAATCGCAAATACTGTTGCTGTCGCCGAGGATGAACGTATCGTTCGACATATCCGCCTCACCGTTTTCGCAGCTTAATCACCATCGAACCCTGCTTTCCGACCGTATTAAAACCAACGGTCGACAGCAACAACTTGCCATCGCCATCATCGCCGTTGCGATCAACAAGACCACCAAAGCAGTCGAAGCAGATGCTATTGCCCGAGCCTTGGGACAGCGTCCAGACAGGGGTATCAACTAGCCCTCCGAACGACAAGGTCATGTTGAAGCCGTCAAGGTCGTACCAGATTTCTTGGATCGCAAAGACTGGCTTACGAGGCAACGACGGGGATAGATCCTCGTATGGATCGATCAGGACATGCCCGGACTCGTCACCGCTACCATCGGCCTGGATAAAAACCTGCACGATGACATGGCGGTCGCCATCGTTGGTCTTCGTGATTGCTATGGTGTTGGACATATCGCCCTCAGAATTGAAGGGGCAACCGAATGGGCCACCCCGGATGATTAGGCGTCGACTTCGACCCAGGTGATCGCGGCAATACCCACAGCGGCCGTGGTCAAGTACGACAGCGATAGGTTGGTTCCCGGTGGCAGAATGATCTCGCCGTTCGTCTGGTCTTCATACGACGCCGGCGAGATCGAACTTGCCGCAACCACGCTGCCAATGGGGCGCAGCCATACCGGAGCAGCCGGCAGCGTTGCAGCGGCATCAGCCTTACCCCAGCCGACTTTCTTATCGCTGCCGAACATAATTGCGTTGTGTATGACGGCCGGCGTGGTATGGGTCACAGCGGTTTCGCTGGGCGCCGGGCTGATGGCCAGGCCGACGACCGACGCACCGGCGGGTGCCGTGGATGGCTGAAAGCGGACGTGTTTGATGACCAGTAGTTTGCCCGAGCCGAACGGATTGGTCAGAGCCAGGCCGGTGCAGGTAGCGTTGACGGTGGACAGCGTGACAGCGCCAGTGGTGCAGGCGTGATACATGTTCCCTTTGCGGGCCTGCTCGAAAAACCATTCTTCGGTGTACATGGTGATGCTCCTATGGGGTGGAATTAGCGCTCTTGCGCCGCAAAGATGTAGTCGACGCTCATGGTCTTGGCGACTGCCTCGCCGTTCTGGATGCCGAAGCTGATGGTCAGTTCGGTGTCAGGAAGGTAGGTGGTCAGGGTCGTCGTCAGATCAGCCGTGTAGACCTTCACGTCGTCCTTGAAGCACTCGACATAGCGCACACCATCGAAATAGAAGGCCAGCGTCATGTATGTGTCGGCTGCGGCTGCCGTCGTGATCGCCGTGTTGGTCAGTTGGCCGGTGGTGGAATTCTTCTGAACATAGAAATCGACGTCGGTATCGCCATCGTCCTTTTGAAAGAAGATGCCATCGGTGACGCCGTCGCCGCCAGCTGCCAGAGGCGTCGTGTCGGTGACTTGCAGGCCCATGATCCAGTCGGATTGCGTTGCATCGGACACGGCAAAGCGCGCCTTGAAGAAGCACTTCTTACCAGCAGCCAGCAGGAACGATTCGCCCACTTTCTGGAACCAGTCACAATCGTTATCGGCCGCATCGTTGGTGATCAGCAGCACGCCACCATTTGCATCGGTGAGTGCTTCGGTAGCATCACCAGCGCCAGCTTCGGTCGTGGTGATTGTCCAGTCGGATGTATTGAAGGTGTCGAAGTCGTTGAAATAGACATGCCACTTCGTGGGGTCGGGCATGCCGAACATGCCGAGGGATTCTATTTTGCGGGCGGTCGTGACACCGCCGCCGGTGAAGCGGGTTGGGGTTCCCATATGGGGCTCCTAGCGTTCTATGAAAAAGAACGCCCCCGACATTGCGGGGGCGCCAGGGAGGCAGAAGACGCTTACGCGCCCTGGCTGCCCCACCACTCGCGGAAGTCGCCAATTTGCAGCGAATATCTCTCAGTTGCGGCCGCGAGGGCGTTCTGGGTGTTGAAGTCGTTGTCCTTGGCGAACTCCAACTCGCGACGCTGGAACAGCGTCAGGCCATCTTCCACGTCGGTGCGGATGAAGAATGCGTCCGGATCGGTGAAGAAATGATTCACTTTGAATCCCTCGGGGAACGTGCCCATCGCCTTCAGTGCATTGATCGCATTGTTGGCGGAGTCGTTCTGCTGGACGGATTTCAGGATGCGGGCGGCTTCGAACTCCAGTTGACGCGGGATGTGCAGCGAACGTACTTGCAGCGCAATCTTGTTGCCTCGGTCATCGGTCGCGCCGTTGGCCTGGATGACCAGATCCTCCAATGAAGCTTCCGACAGGTCGGCAGCGGTCGCCAGCGTGTTGCTCTGGTTGCCCGAGGACGACGTATGCGTGGTCGAGAATAGCGGCTTGCTATCCGGGCCGACGTTGTAGTTCGAATCGAAGCCGCGGTTGAACCAATTCGCGACGACAGTGTTCTTCGTCTCGACCATCGCACGCTTCAGTGCCTTGGAGCGCTGCATCGCCAGCTTCTCGTACAGGTTGTCCTCGATGGCCTCGCGGGTGATGATGTAGCCCAGGGCATACACCACATGCAGGGCCGTGGCGGTGCCGCCTTGGCTCGTGGAGTCGTACGGGATCGAGCCGCCCTGTTCCTTGATGGCGGCCAGGCCGAACCCGTTGTTCTGGACCATTTCCTCGCGATGCTTGTCGGAGGTCTGAACGGTGACCAGATCGCGCCATTGGTCGCGGTTGGTGTAGGACATGCCGAACATGCTGAACACGCCCGGCCAGAGCGCCTTGGGATGGGCGCCAGTAGTGATAGTTCCAGGCATGATTTAGATCCCCGCTACTTGATTGGAATATTGGTGACGGTTGATCGTCACCAGCCATTTGCACGAATATCCGATAGCGTTGTCTTCGCGCGGGACCGGCTGCACGAGGTGCAGGTCGAGCGTGTTGGTGACCGCTTCGGTGGCGTTGTTGACTTGCGTGCCAGACAGGCCGGTCACGGTGCTACCTGCGGCGACGACGAAATCGATATTCAGGCCGATATCGTTGGCCGTCAGGGCCGTGCCGCTTGAGCCTTCCTGGATCTCGAACAGCAGATCCGGGTCGTCGGCAACGAAGATTTCGCGCAGGGTGGATGCCGCGCAGTAGCGCAGGCTGTCTTGCGTGTCCGGCTTGACGCCGACGACCACGCCGACAATCACATCGCCGGTTGCGGCGCGGATCACGTCTTGCAGGATGCGGCCGTTGACGGTTTCGCCGGTGCCGGCCAGCTTGACGAAGTCGCCGATCATCAGCGCCGTGCCATCGCTGGAAGGGTGTGCGTACACGCGGAAGGCGCCGTTATACGGGGCGCCGTTCCGGTGCATGACAGGCCGAGCGCCTGCCGGGGTATCAGCATTTGCCATTGGATGCTCCAAAAAAAGGCAAGGGCCGCTCAATGGCGGCCCGAGTGATTAGGGATCGGCGCGAACGCCGGGAATTTGGTTATCGAGCGCGAGTCTCGATCTGGATGCCGCGACCCTGGTCAGGGACATAGGCACCCTCGACTTCTTCGAGCTTGCCCTTCTTAATGCGGCGGTCGGTCTCTTCGACCTTGGCGACTTTCGCCCTTTGATCTTCCTGATAAAACTCTTCCTTGATTTCCATGAGATACGCGCGCTGGCCGGTCGTTTTGTCGACCACGCGGGACACGCGTGCGCCCAGGTCGCGGTTTTCGTTGTCGATGTCCGCGTCACCGATCTGCTTCACGGTATCGTTCTGCACGAACGCGTACCCGCCGTCTTGGGCGTTCTGCAGTCGGCCATCGTAGTCGTTGATCCATCGGCGGACGTAGCCTTGACGGCCGGCGACGGTCAGCTTGGAACGTGCCACGCCCAGCGGGACACGGGTGCTTCTGCCTGATTCTTCACGGGAGGATTCGCGGGGTGCTCGGCTCATGGTCATGCCTCTTCGAAGTGCTGTTTAACGTATTGCGCCTTG